CACCATTACATTTCCACTGCCAAGTTACATATAATCTTGAACCAAAATTTAATTCATCGTTAGAGCCACTACTTGTTATTGTAAATCCATTAGAGCCAAAAGCATTGATATCATTATGCCCACCATTATATGAACCATCTCTTTCATCATCAGTTGAATTAGAGTGCATAAATTTATTAGCTCCTCTATTTGAGTCCATTAAATGATGTTGCTCAACATCATCTCTGTTTTTAATCCATAGCCAATCAGCTTTAAAGTCACCAGCGTTTGCATTGTTTGTGATGGTTTGAGCTGTATTACTATTACCAGTATATAGTTGTATATGAAAATATGCTGATGGGTCGTCTATTGTTGTATAAGCCATTATCCGTACTCCGCTAAGTTTTTAGTGCATAGTGCAAAATAACCACTAGGAACTGCGTATTCAAAATTTCCAAAACCCTCACTATCAGAATTACCACTTGATATTGAAAAAGATGGGTTGCCAAAATTAGCTTCAAAAGTAGACGTTGAACCTGATGAATTATCATAATCACCTATTGCAAAAAAATAATTTCCTAAAGGTGTACTTCCAACAGCTGTTATTGAAATAGCTCCAGTTCCTGTAGAACCCGAAGTAGGGTCTCCTGAATTTTGCCAAGTGCCATTTTTAGAAAAATATAATTTGTTATTAGTTAAATCTAATGCAATTCCAATAATATCTCCTGAAGTATAAGAATCACCATAAGTTGTATTACTATTGTTATTACGATATTTTTGATCTTCTTTGTAACCCCAATCATTAGCAAAGTGTCCTAATTCATGGCTATTTGCTGTGGGTTGAGAGGAAGTTATTCCAATCATAAAAGGGTCAGCTCCTCCTCCAAAAGATACTGCTTTAATTTCACAATACCATTTTCCAGCAGATACTCCTATAGTACTAGGTCTAAAAGAATAATCAGCTTGGTTAGTCACAAATTTTACATTTCCCTCACTAAAAGTTCCTCCGGCTACAGTTGCATTTGCTAAAGGATTTAAAGTAGCAAAATTATTTGTAGGTGTATCTGTTGTTTGATCTGTGGCTGTTAGGTTAGTAACTGCAAAATGATTATCTTGACCACTTGTGTCAGCACCCATACCACTTGAATTTGTTCCTGTTCCTGTTTGTTGAAACTCAAAAAAGAAACCATTAGTTGAGTATGACCCACCTGTATATTTTTTAGGTACCCATACTCCGTTACTATTTGTTTCGCCAAAATCTGTGGGTGATTTTATTGTACCATCTATCCAGTGCATTTCTGCTATATATCCATCCCAAACTTGACCATCATCTCTATCAGAACCAATTTTCATTGGTGTACCTGATAAATTAAAATTACAATCTAAATTTGTACCACCACCTAATGTTCTTGTATCATAAGTTATTTCTTGTCCGTTAATATACATAATTAAACCAGAAGTGCCTTGAGTTGTATCTATTGAAATAAATAAATTATACCATGCAGAGGGGTCTCTTAATAATCTTGTAGAGTATAAACCAAAACCATTAGATTGAGTACCACCTTGAAATTCAAAAGCTTGTACTTGCCCTGAAGCTTCAACTCTTATTTCACCTGCATTATTACTATCAGTTTTCCAAGCCATAATATTTCTTCTAGCACCAGAATTAAATTTAACCCATGTGCTTAAAGTAAATTTTCTTCTACTTCCTGTTGAAGATGGTGTTCTTTCTAAGCGGTCATTATTTGCATTAAATCTAAGTGAATTATCTATTTCATAACTACTATCTAAAGTTCTGGCTGGTAAAATTAAAGGCATTAATTATTCCTTTTCAGGAAATTCGCCTAATGGTCTAGATGTTACTCCGTCTGTTGTTGTATAAGTAAACAAAGCGGCTAAAGCATCTACATCACTAGCATTATCTATTTGTGTTTGCATAGAGTTACATTTAGTTCTTACGCTTGCTCTCCATGTTTTCCAACCACTGTTCATTGTTGAACCTGTTTCTTTTGCTCTTATAACTCTCCAATCGCTAGGCTGTAATATTCCAGCACATTGATTATCAATTAATCTTTTCTTTATTGTTTTTAAACCCTCTACTTTTACATCACCTACGTCTTTATCACTTGGTATTAATCCATCAGTTTTATCTTGAGAAGTCCATAATGTATCTTCAATAGCTCTAGCTGTAGCTGTTCCATAACTTGCTGTAACTTTATCAGCACTAGCATCATAAGTTAGAGTTTGATTTGTGTTTATGTACCATTCTTCATCTTTTTTATTAGTATTATCATATTCTACTTCATATAATCCAATGGCTTTTTTTTCATCTATTGACCATAAAGAAAAAATTTTAGTTGAATAACGAATATCATTTATAACTAATTTTCTTGGATTATTAAATGTTTGGGTAATGCTACCGCTTTCTACTATTGCATACATATTTTAACTCTCACTCAAATTCATTGATCTACCAATTTCATGCCACACAGCACCATTATATCTAAATACATGAATATCTGTTTTGCCATCAGTAGCAGTTTCCGTTGGTTCTGTGCTTGCTGGAAACTCAAAAACTGTGTTCCAGCCTATCGTATGTGAGCCATTATAATTAATTTCTAAAGATATAAATGAACCCTCTACTGCATTACTAGGTGCAGAAAAAGTTGTATTTTCAGAAGTTTGATGAAAAGCATTAGGTGCGGCTTGAGAGTCCCAAGCAACTGCATTTGAAGATGATGTTAATGCTTGTTGAGGAAAATAAGCTAAATCATTAAATTTGATTGCCCCTGTTCCATTAGTTGTCAAATCAATATTTCCGTTAGCTCCATCAGTGATCGTTATGTTTCCTGAGTTAGTGCCTGAATTTGTATTTAAAACTAAATTATGTGCTCCATTACTTGTTACTGTTGCATCAGCACTACCTGAACCAAATAAAACAATACCTGAGCCTTTTGGTATAATTTTTAAACTAACATTTGTTTCTCCACTTGCACCTAAAGATGGTGCATTTCCTGTTGCCGCATTAGTTATTTCTAGTTCATTTACTGCTGAAGCAGTTGTTTGAAAAATTAATTGCTCATTACCATTTTCATCTTTTATAAAATGAGCATCATCAATAGTTATGTTAAAACTATTAGTATCTAAATCACCACCTAGTTGAGGTGAAGTATCTCCAACAATATCAAAACCTGTAACTACACTATCAATAAAATTAATAGTATTTGCTGAAGTATCTATTGTAGCTACTGAAATATCGTCTGACCCATCAAAAAATTTTATTGTTAATGAATTTGAACCTGAGTTTGTCGTATCAAGCCACATAGTTCCAGTAGTAGCAGAACTAGGTCTTGATGTGCCTGAGTGCATAGAATTTAATGCACCTAAAATATTATTTAATTCTGTTCTAAAAGCCGAAAAACCCTGATTTGCTAAAGAAACATCTGAAACTTGACTCATATATATCCTATAAACATTTATGAAGAACTTTTCAACCCATGACCTACAGCCACAAAGTCAAAAGTTCTATTTATATTTGTGCCACTAGAATTTTTAAATAATATATCAAATCCTGTAACTGCTTTATTTGATATTGTATAAAAATCTCCTGTAGCCATATTTTGTGCCGCTATTCCTATAGATGGTATTGCATAAAAACCATTGGTAAAAGCAACTGAATGTGTAGAAGTTCCGCTTGCCACATCTTCACCTGTTTCTTGTCTTTTCTGCATTTTTACATCTATTGATATACCAGATACAAATGCTCTTGTTTTAAAATTTTTATTAGCTAATCGCAACCTAAATTTAAAATATCTTCCTTTAAAAGTAGTAGATGTATTCATTGGTTGAAAACTTGTTGCATTATCTAGTGAACTTGTTGAACTAGCTACTTGTAATTGAACTGTTGCATTTGTTGGGTCATTTCCATCAAAAGGAGCTGGTGCATCATCAAAAAGACTAACACCTCTTCCATCATCAAATAAATCATATGGATCTTCAATCTGATCTATTGTTACATTTTTTATAAATGAAGTATCATATATTCCTGATAGGCTAAGAGTTTGAGCAAGTGTATAAAAACCCTCGTTGTCTATATTATCATCTGCCCCACCTAAATCAAAGTCCCCTGATGCACTATCAAAGTTACCTGTAACATCATCAAAATCATTTTTAGTATCTAAAACAATAGAATTAGTCCCTGAGCTATCTGTAAGTGCTGTATCTTCGTCAAAAGTTCCAGCAGTTATATCCTCTGTTAAAGTTTGTATATCTTTGAAGTTGTTTGTCGCTGAAGCTATATTAGAATAAATAATAGTTTCATTATTGGACTCGTTTCCTAACTTATCTACAGCTTTTATACAGAAAGCACCATCTCTTACATTAGTAGTTATAGTTGTTCCTGATGTTCTTGGAACTTGCAACCAATTAACTGATTTGTTCCATTGTGCATTAGAAGTTACATTTTGGTATCGTATTTCATAAAAAGAAATATCTAAGTCAGTATTTGCGTCCCAATTCAACTGCATTTGAGAACTACCAAGCATATTAACAGAGAAGTTTGTTACATCATTAGGTGGTTCAGTAGCACCTATTATAGTTCTTGTTGCTGTTACAGAAGAAGATGAAGAACCTAAACTATTAATAGCTTTTGCTCTTACATTATAAATTTTATCATCAATAACATTTAATAATTCATAATTTAAAGTAGTTCCTTGACCTATAATTTTATAATCAGTTTCAGTAGATAATTTAGCTTCTACTACATAATATTGAACAAATTTGTCTGTAGATGCACCTAAAACAATATTTAATCTTGTAATAACTGTTCCCTCTGAATATTCTACAAGTTCATCAGTTAAAGTAATACTAGCTGGTGGCTGAACAACAAAAGGATTTGGCAAAGTTGTATCAGGTATAGTTGCCACAGATTGCTGAGTTCCAAAAGTATAATATGAGTCTTGATGTTCTGTTAATTGTAAAGAAACTGTGCTGTCTCCGTTTATTGTAGTTGATAAAACTCTAAAAGGCTTTGCACTAAAAGATGGTGTAGCATGAGTTATATTCACAATATCTCCAACTACTAACTCCATAGCATTTGCATCAGCAGTAAGAGTAACATCTAAACTTGACCTTGATCTTCTTAAAATTATTTCAGCCATTTCTTGAGCCTGATAAGGATTTGCAATACTTGGCATATCAAATCTACCCTCTAATAAAATACCACCATCAGCAGTTTTCATTGTTGCGTGTTGATCTGCTGTTGCTTGACCTGTTTCATCTACTGGTGGAAATTGTGCTTCATCTACTTGATAATTTTTATCAGGATTAATAAAAGTAACTATAACTCTATTATATCGTTCATTTTTATTTTTACTTGATACTCCAATACCACCAATAATATTATCTTCTGTTAGTGTTATTGATGCACTACCTGAAGTTTCTACTGTTACTTGGTATTTACCAGCATGATAATTTAAAAATGCTCTTGAGCCTGTTAAAAACTTTTTTGTATTATCAATAATTTTTTGTGAAGTATCTATAACTGCATGACTATCAATTAAATCTATTTGGTCAGCTCCACTAAAAGGTGTTATATTTGCATCACAAACATCACCAGCAGTTTGAAAATCAGCATAATTACTATCAAAGTATGAGTTAGCAATACCCATTCCATATCTATCATTTCTTAAATAATCTAATAGTTGATAAATAGGATTGTCTGAATATTCCCAAGTAGAACTTGTATCTTCTCTATGTGAACCTGTGCCACCTGTTTTAGTTCCATCAAGATTTGGATTATAAACTTTTTTACCTTGAACTATTGCTTGAACTGTTGGAATAGAACCAAATGCGTCAGAGTTCCATTCAAAACGAAGTGATAGATAAGCAACCCCTCTTAATCTATGATTTGAAGTCCAAGAAGTTAATGTACTAAGTAAACTACAAGCTGATTGATCGTCAGCTCCATAATGAGGTCTAACAGTTATTAAACTAGCTGAATTTTTATAATAATTACTATCTCCACTTCCTACAGTTCTTTCTGTGTTATCAGCTAAATCACCTGACCATGTAACTTGATTATCATTGATAAATATTTGTGTAATGTCATTAATTTCTCCCTCTCCTAAAATTAAAGCCATATATAAATATTGATTGTCTGTTCCTGAAGTTTCTAAAAAAGCTAAAGTACCACCCACTTTTCTTGTTCCATAAATTACAGGTATTTGACCATTTGCTGAAGTTTTATTAACTAAAACACCTTTTGCAATATTTTCAGGTGTGCTATCAAAATTAAATTCTGGTTCATCAGGTTTTCTTAACCAAGTTAGTGCCGCAGAAACTATACTAATAGTTGATAAAATTGGTGATAAAAAAGGAACTGCTTTTGCTAAAATTCTGCCAACAGGTGTGCTTGTAATAGCATTAGTTATTCCACTAAAAAAACTTCCAAAACCCATTATTCTCTACCCCATCTTATATCTTGAACTGTCAAAGCACTAAATTCAAAACCTTTATCTCCACTAAAAAATCTTTGTTGAGAATTATTACTTGTTCTTCTACCTGATACCTTTTCAAAATTACCCCAATGAGAAGTTATGTCTAAACCAATAATTGCTTGATTAGTGTCATCTTCAATAGAGTATTGATCTATAAAACCACTAAATAATAAAAAAGGGTCTGATATTAATGCGTTTGAACTATCTAAAAAACCTCTATAAATTTGTACTGTATCATTAATAATATTTTCGTTTAAAGCTACAGAAATATAAGTTTGATCTACACCAGATAATGTTAAATTTAATGAATTTTTTATAGGTGTTGAACCCTCTTGAGCAGAACCTATACCTAAAATATGACCTGAAGCTGTATATGTTCTTGAGCTACCAGAAATGCTAGAAGTTAAAGCAAAATTACAATCTGTTAAATAAACTGGTGTTGCAAAATTTAAATGTATTAAATGAACAGGTCTTATATTACCTGTAGCTAATTCAGTTTTAACAGAATTTGATAAACCTCTTGCCATTACAAACTCTCAATAACATCAAACTCATAGGAAATTAAAATATTATTATCTTTGTCAATAGTATTAGTTGGAAATTCTTGCACATCAGAATTAAGATGAACTGTGAAAGTTAAACTATCATAATTAACTTGTTCATCATTTGATAATGCAGTTGTAAGCGGTGGTTCTATTGTTAATGTTGAAGCATTTGAACTAGGTGTAACATCAGATACAATCATATAAACTTTAGAGTGTGCGGCAAATTTAATTAAGTCTCCAGCTTTAAAAGAACCAGCACTATCAGCCGCATGACCATCTACAGTTATTGTTGTATCTCCTACACTATGAGCATTAACTACTCTTACTGTTCCTGTTTCTGAACCTTGAGCATTAAAATAACTTGGAAATGTAATAGTAAAATCTTCTTTACCTGATCGTTGTTTTATTAAAAAAGCTTGTATAGGTGCAAATTCAGTTCTCGTTTTTAATGGATAGCTAAGAGTAAAAGTCCATCTTTGACCATCAACTTGCCTACGAAAAGTTTTACCACTATCCGTTGTACTACGCAAAGTTCTTTGTTCACTCTTAAAGTTTACAGCTTTAAAATCTACATCAGGTAATGCACCACTCATACTATTGCTTTTCTTCCTGTTTCATTAACAGCACTATTAATCATACCTACTATAACCCCTCTACTGTTAGTTAATAATTCATTAAATCCTCTTGCGTCAACTGTATTAATATTAAATGTAACATTTACTCCACCACCAGCCATAAGTTTATTATTAGGAACTATATTACCAGATTGATTTGGCACAAAAAGTTCTGCACCCTTTTCTCCTACAATAAATGGTTTTCCTTGTGATACCTGACCACCTTTTTCTCTAAAGCTAGTTGATTTTATTTGTGTAACTAAAGCCATTCCTTTTGCTAACTCTGAAGCACTAACAGCAATATTTAAAGGAAATGGAAATTGACCAAATGCTCTTGAAGCGGCTCTTACTGCATTTATAGTTGCTTCAGCAATTTGAAATCTTTTATATGCTTCAAAAGCTGTTCTGTTTAAACCACTTACAGCCGCTAAAGAGTCTCTTGTATTATCTTGTATTTGTTCTAACCCTTGTTTGTTAATTTTTGCCTGTTCCCTTGATTGTTCTGCCGCCTCATATCTTCTTATATTTGCGAACTGTCTATAAACTTTAAGTTGTTTTTTTAATTCTTCTTTTGTTCTGTCTGTAATAATTTCTTCAGGGTGTCTGCCAGAGGGTTCTGTCATAGCTACAGGGACAGTTATTTCTAATCCGTCTGAAGTTCCCATTATTTCTTTTGTTAATTTTAGTATTTTTTCAAGATTTGCTATGACAATAGCCGCCCCACCAATTAAAAGATTTTTTGCTACCGCTTTGTTAAATACAAGCATAGCGGCTGTAGCTGAACCTATTGCAGTTGCTAGATTTGTAAAAAATAAAATTAATTTAAATGCTATTAAAGTTTTAATAACAGAAATAAGAATATCAAAATTATCTTTTAAAAATATTACTGCTTTACCTGTAGCTGAAACTGCTTTAGCTAATCCTTGCCCTATTTTTGTAGCTATACTATCTATCGTTTGACCATTTTGTGCTAAAAATTTATCAAGATCGCCAAATTGTTTTTTAAGTTCAGGAAAAAATCCAGCCTCTAAAATAGTTTTCTTAAAGGTAAAAAATTTATCTCCTATCATTGATAAAGTTCCCTCAAAAGTTTTTGCTAGTTCATCAGTTGCACCACCAAACTCTCCGCCTTTACCAAATACTCTTTTAAATGCTTCTGCTGTTTCTTTTGCTGTTACAGTTGCACCAGCCTTAAACCCTAATAAATCTCTAACCCCTTTTTCTCTAAATAAATCAGCACTAGCTATTCCAGCAGATAATGACCTTTGTATTTGTTCTGATGTAGTTCTAAAATCTAGTCCTGTAACAGCGGCAACATTACCTGTAATTTCCATAATATCTGCAAGTTCTTCCGCATCTTTTGAAACAACAGATAATACTCCAGCTCCTTGTTGTATTTGTTCTAAACTAAATGGAACTTTTGCGGCAAATTTAGCCATTTCATCAAAGGCTTTTGCACCCTCTTGAGTAGAACCAAATAAAAATTTTAATCTTACTTGTAATGACTCTATTTCTTTTCCTGTATTTACAAGGTTTCTTATGACTAATCCAGCACCTAAACCAGCTAAAGCATTTCTAACATTAAATACTGATTGTTTTACTTTATCAAGACCACCTCTGACATTTTTTAAGGCTTGTTGCGATTTATCTCTTGCAACAATATCAATATTTACTTTTTTAGTTGCCATTATCTTTTGTTCAACCTTTGTTGTTGTTCAGCTTTTTCATATTGTAATTGAAAGTAAGCCAACCACATATTAAACTCTTGAACAGGCATTTGCAATATGTCTCTTACCGACATATGTAGCTTCTCTCCTAAAGCTAAAACATTATATAGTTCAGGGTCAGAGTTTACTTTTTTTTAATGTCAGAAAATGAGTCTTGAGAAAGAATTTCACTAGCAACTCTTGAAATAACATCAGTATCAGCTTTTATTTTAAATTTTGGCTTATGAGATAAATCAAACATTTTATCGCCATCTTTAGTTTCTGATTTTGTAATTATAACATCAACTAAAACATTAAGATCAGAGTCATTTGCACCCTTAAATATTTTAGCCTTTTCATTCATGGTAAAAGGCTTCACATAAATAGCTTTATCGCCCTCTAATCCCCATTCAGGAACTTCTATTATTTTTATTTCAAGAGACTCAAAATGAGATTTGACTCCCTCAAAAAAATCTACTTTGTCTACCACAAATTATTATACTGTAGCCTCAGAAACCCCACCAGAAAATTGAAAAGTAAGAGTTCTGCTAATAATTCCGTCCATAGTAACACCAACATCTCCACCTGTAACAATAGCTGTTCC